TGCAGCAATAAACGCTTTATTCATGTTACCGTTTATAATAGGCTTTCTTTTTCTTAAATGCAAATTGATAAGGCCGACTATCAGGATCGTAAACCTTACACTCCTTACGTCTTTGCTGATACCAAATATATTCTTCTTTTGTGAGAACTACCTTTTCTATTTTCTCTTCTCTGTACATGCTTACAACCGAATGCTCTCTGGTTTTGTAGAGCGGATATAGACCTCTCCGTAAACCTCTAAGATACCCATCGCAGCTTGAAATTCACGTTGCGACATTTTATCCCAATCTTTGAGCTTTTTATACGTCTCATCAGCCATCATCTTATAGTGATTATCTCTGTTTTCCTTCTTAGCATGTTTAATAGCATCTTTATATGGTTTCATTTTAGCCTTATAATGAATAGCTGTGAGAAGACTGTAGCCACCTTTCTTTCTGGTCATCGCTTCAATTTTAACGGCTCCAGCTAAGCGCTTGTGAAGAAATTCTAAAAATGATTCTGTTGTATTTAATGCAGATTTAACTGCCTCCATTAATGCCTCTAATCTCATAGAATTATTTATTCGAATTTATTTTTTAAATTAAAATATACAGATTTGCAAAGACTAAAGAATTCTCTATCTGATAAGTCCATCTTTGCCTGATTATACTGTTTTAACACCAATTGGATATTATCTTTGTGATAACCTAACTTGGAATCTATCCTATCGACCGATACTGTGCTTATCTTCGCATCGGCACATAAAAACAACGGCTGCCCTGATAAAGCACATTTTTTATCTTGTGCATTGTATAACGTACAAATATCGTCTGGCGTAATGCTTACTTCAAGATCTCTGAGCTTAGCATTATTAATAATGTTTGTCCAAAGTCTCGCAGGTACATATTGATGTATTAATTTTGGTTGATTTTTGCGTATACCTAGTTGACGAACTCGAAGATGTATAAACTGAACAGGCTTATTGAGAGCATCGGCGCAAATTTGCGCACCATGTTTTGAATAATGATCTTTTATAAATTCATCATCTGAAACTACATGTTGTATTCTCCATTTTTCGATGCGTTTAAGGTGGCCGCATTGTCGGCATCCCTTGCCTTTAAGGTGCCTGTAAGCATTTTGTTTAAACTGACCATGCTTGCTACATATAGCTATAATATCTTTTGTATGACCGCTGTACTTGCATAGGGAATAATCGTATAGATTACCGTGAACCGTTATAGCGTCCTTTATGAACTGATCAGTATCATACCCTACTTTCATAAATCAGCTACGCCTCGCAAGAGGTGCATGCAAGAATAGAGCGCGCAAGCAACTGACTAGGATTTGCACTACGCTGATAATATAGGCTCTTTATACCTTGCTCCCACGCAAAGATAATAAGCTCATTGACATCTTTTGGTTTTGTTTCGGGTGGAATCATTAAGTTTAATGATTGACCTTGATCGATATATTTCTGCCGTGCTGCAGCTTGTATGACAATTTCTTTTTGCGAAATTTCACCAAATGTTTTAAATACATCCTTTTCTTCCTGCGTTAAAAAGTCTAAATGTTGAACCGATCCTCCATGTTTAAGAATTGATAACCAAGTATCGTCGTCGTGTTTATTTTTTTCTTTAAGAAGCTTTTTAAGGTAAGGGTTTCTATATGTAAACTTACCCTTTGCAAGATCTTTTGTATAGTACGTCGAATCGAGAGGTTCAATAGAAGGTGAGACTTGACCAAGAATAAATGATGAGGATGTAGTCGGTGCAACAGCTAGTGTCGTCGTATTTCTACGCTTATAACCTTTAAGAAGAGGTGGTTCGCCTAATAAAACCGCAAGCTGTTCAGTGGCATGGTCCGCTTTCTCTCTAATATGCTTCCAAATTTGACCATTAAGCATTTTAGCAGTCATGGTTTCAAATCCAATCATTTTCGATTGAAGAAGCGAATGCCATCCAAGTACTCCGACACCAAGTGCTCGATGATTAACAGCGAAATTACGAGCATGTTCCATAAATTTAACACCTTCTGTTTTGATAATAAATTCTGTCATTACAGCATCTAGGAAATAAACCAGAGTTTCAACAGCATCAGTATCTTTCCATTCATCCCAATGTAATAAATTTAAAGACGATAAATCGCAAACAAACGATTCATCTTTTGATGAAGGTAGAAAAATTTCGCTACAAAGATTACTTGCATTAATCCTCATGTTCTTATCTTTATAGATCTGTGGTTTATTATTGTTAGCATTATCAGTGAAAAATATATATGGATATCCAGTTTCAAAACGCTTTTGAATAATCCTACCCCAAAGCTTTCTCTTATCCTTATCACCGTCAATCATAGATTTCATCCAATCATCTGATACACACACGCCAATTGAAAGATTTTGAATTTCATCACCTTCGCCGCGAATTTTAAGAAATTCTTCAATATCTCCATGATCCACTGGGAGATAGGCTGCAAATGATCCGCGGCGCACGTTACCTTGTGAAATGTAGTTTGTCAATGATTCAAAAACAGTTAATTGATGATGCACGCCTGTTGCCTCGCCTCCTGTAGAAATGCTAGCGCCCCGCGGCCGCACGTCACCAAAATAACCTGAAGTACCGCCTCCTACCTTCGACATGACCCCTACTTCAGCCATCTTATAGAGAATAGAATCCATATCATCTTCTATATGCGAATTAAAACATGATATCGGCATTCCACGCTTACGTCCGAAATTTGACCAAATCGGTGAACTTAAGCTGAACCATCCTCTCGAGACGTAGTCTTCAAACTTATCAGCAAACCCTTTAACACCTAGATACTTCTCAGCAATTTTAGCGATATCACTAATACGCTGTTCGGCAGTCTCACCTTCTAAAAGATAGCCTCGCTCAAGAAACTTACGCGAATCTTTGTTAAGCCAATAATATTTTTCTGTTACCATAATTTTATTATAATTTATAAATTTGCAATTTCTAGCTTAGAATAAATCGTCTTCAGAAAAACTTTGCGACTTCTTTGAATAATTTACTGGTCTGGAATGAAAAAAATCTGTTAAGTTGTTGCCATGTAACTCCTCGTTGAACCAGTTCGAAGCTTTTAACAGCTCTTTATCAACTTCAAATGGTCTATGAAAGCCAATACCCTCTAACGACTCATTAATCCTGTTCTTAATAAACTCCTTAAGAAGAGGGGCATTTAGATTTTCTTCATTAATATCGTTTAACATCCAATCAACAATTTTTGCTTCAGCTTTAAATGCTTCGTGAGCTTCATGAAGAATCTTATCTTCAAGCTCTTTATCGAAGAGCTCAGGATACTCTTCTCTGATTGTATTGATAATCTTCGTACCAACAAGACCATGAATGTTCTCCTCATTGCGTGTATACTTTACTTGTTGATCGGTATCCTTGAGAACGTTCTTAAAACGTGCAAACCAATTGATAACGTAGAACTGACTGAAGAGTGATACGTTCTCAATAAGAAGAGTAAAGAGAGCAATAGCATAGAGATACTGCTTCTTAGAATCCTTAAAACAACGCTTTGTATATTTCTTAAGATACTTTACTCGGCCTTGAATCCAAGGAAGTTCTAAGTTCTTTTCAAAGATATCCTCTAAACCAAGCACGGAAAGAAGACGCTCGTAAGCATTGTTATGAATAACTTCTGTATTAGCCATAACATATCCAAGATCATAGATAGAGGGATGTGGGAGATTATCACCTAAACGTGCCCAGAATGTCTTAACTGATACTTCAATCTGACCAATAGCTGAAAGAACTCTAATTACAGCCTCTCTCTCCTGATCGGTTAAATTAACTTTAAATTGTTGAATATCGGACTTAAAGCTGAATTCCTTATCTGTCCAGAAGCCATTGTGCATTGCCTCCACGAATTCTTCTGTCCATTTATAGTTGTTTGGTTTGCGGCTAATTTGTTCGTCAAAGATCATAGTGCTTAATAGTCGAGTTTATTTATTAGGTTCTCACAGGCCATCTCTTATGTACGATGAAACTTTAGTGTAAAAATCTATACATATATTAGCCTAAATAACGGCTAAAGCAATTAGTTTTTTACAAATTTATAAAATAACTTAACTCGTTATAAATTAAATGCTTACAACCATTCCTGCATCAGAATTCCAAGCTTGAGAATTATACTTTGAGGTATAGCGCTGAACTTTCTTTTTTGGTTTATAATCTACAATACGATAAGGATTTTCAGTTGTATAATGCCACGAATAATCCCTGAGATGCTTAGTAACTTCTGACATTGTCTTGTATGGTGAGCATAAAGAAGCACCCCATGCCTTTCCCGTCCAGCGTTCAATGACGTATTGATGCATTAGTCTTTCTTTTTTGTGCTAATAAAACGGCCTGGCCGTGAAAAGGAATAATACAACATGGCAGAAGCAAACCAAGTTTCAATAGTATATGGAATATGAAAGTTAAACAACGTATTAATTGCGGCAATTAAAGCAATTGGACAAATAATAAACAAAAAGATAGCAAATACAATAAGACTAATACCGGAGATAAGTTTCATACTCCTATAATAATTTAATAATTAAATAAGGCAAGCAAGCATTTGTCTATTTAAGTGCGCCAGGAGAGACTTGAACTCTCGACTCCAAGCTTAAAAGGCTCGTACTCTGACCAACTGAGTTACTGGCGCGTTAAACATTAAAAGACTGACATTCTTTTAATGTTTTTAAAATTGTAAGATTGTTGAGTTGCTTCGTTATAATATCAATTTTAGCTCGTTGTACATTATATGCAATAGGATTCTTCGGATCGAGGTATAAATTATATTCTGTTAAAAAGAAATCGGGAAAATAATTATGCGTAGTACCATTAAGATCTGTCCACGGTATTGGTTGCGTTGGCCGTATCCACGCGATATTAAGTTCATCCAGTCTTTTTGCTAGCGCTTCTTCCCAAGATGAGTCGAGTAGCACTTCTGTACCGTCTTTGCATTTATATGTACGAGTGGATCTTACTAGTCGACGGTGTGTAGACTTAAGAGCTATAGCTCTTAATTTGTCCTTCGTTTCTTGTGTTTGTATACGGCCTTTAGTATTGTATTTTGCATTCTCATATTTTCCCTCAGCGTGTGCTTTTCTAACTCTCTCACTAGCACCTATTTTAATACTCTCGCTGTGCAATTTTTTATTTAAGTCAATATTTGGATTTTCTGAGCACCATCTCATGTGAATACTATTCAATACCTCTTTATCACAATACTTACATTTCATATAAGTATTTATTAATGAAGGCGAGTATAATACGATTATTGTTTAAATAAAATGGTACAACCGGAGGGACTTGAACCCCCATAAGCCGAGGTAGAAGCTCGGTACTTTATCCAGTTAAGTTACGGTTGCATAAATTTATAAAAAAGGCGGGTGTGATACGTCCCCGTTATTCAAACGAATATATTAGCTTAAGAAAAATTTTACAAGCTAATTTTTAAATTCTTTTAAAAAGATCTCCCAATCAGTAATATTATGCTTATTACGAATATAGAAGGTTGATGGAAGCTCTCTCGGAATTATAGGCTGCCGTACAAGCTTTAGTCCAGCCTCTTCAGGTGTACGTGATCCTTTCTTTGAATTGACTTCCTTGTGACAGAGAACGCAATTCGTCCAATCAGTCTTACCACCTCGGGTACGAGGAATGACATGATCGATATTGGCTTCAGATTTTGAAAGCTTCTTATTAGTATATTGACAGGTGCCGTTATCTCGAGTCCAGATATTACTATGGGTAAACTTCGGACGTTTCATTGGTACCTTATCATACTCACAGAGAACAATAACAGTAGGAATCTTAATGCTACCACGAGTTGTTTTAATATACGAGGCCTTTTCATCAAAAGGCAAATTAACCCAATCCGACCATTTGAGTGGTACCATCATATCATATCCTCGAATATCTAAAGCTGTTGCTGTATTCTGATACATCATGACAAAAGCATCAGCTGGAGATTTTGTATGAATGGCTTGCCAGTTTCTATTAAGAACTAGCACTGTCTCCTGTTTAAGGTACGACATATATGTATATTTAATTAATTGTAAAGAAAGATGGTACACCAGAAGGGATTCGAACCCCTGACATTCTGCGTGTAAGGCAGACGCTACTACCACTGAGCTACTGGTGCGTTATTATTTTTTTAATATATCAACAAAATGCATGATATGCAAGAAAAATAGAGTAAGATTAAATAATCATATGCCAATTAGATTAAAAGATTCTAGTACGTGGCTGGCTGATGTAATAACTTCGTTCATTGGATCGTGGACATTTATTATTGTACAATCCATTATACTAACAATTTGGATTTTAATCAATGTTCTTAATTTGACTCATTTTGATCCTTATCCATTTATTCTTATGAATCTTTTCCTGTCTTTTCAGGCAGCCTACGCTACCCCGCTCATCCTTATGTCTTCCAACAGACAAGCCGAGCGCGATAGATTACACATGCAACAAGAGCATGAAATTACAGAAGAAGATCACATTATAATAAAAGATCTTAAAAAGATTTTAGATGACCTACAGGAAGATGTTCTCTTAAGTAGACTATCACTTGAACAGCATAAGAGACTAGAGGCCGAACACGAAGAATTAAAAACGGGTATAACCGAAATAAAAGAATTACTTCTCAATAAGAAGAGAAAAATTTAAAAATGTCTAGTTGATTGGAGCGGGTAGAGAGAATTGAACTCTCGCATCAAGTTTGGTAAACTCGCAGGCTACCATTACATCATACCCGCATTTGGTACTCAT